CATTATCTCTATATCTACCTTTAAATTTACCAACAATATTGTTTTTAATGATCAATATATCTTCTAATAATTTATAAATTTCCTTATTTATTGAAGATATTTGAATATATTCTTCCGGGCTTAAGGAGAATCCATTTATACCAAAATTATTATAGTTAGTTCGTTTTATAACACGTTGATATGCCTCAATAGTTGGTTCATTAAAGAAGTAGAACCTACTATTACTCGACAGTATAATCTTATCATTACCATCCGGCCCCTCAAATACATTAAAACCATTAATATTATTGTTTGTTATACCAACAGACCCTTCTTCCACGTTATCTGTTCCAAATAAATTCCATGCAAAGTTTGAATTCTTCCACTCTACCTCTTGATAATTCCACCGATTATTAAAAGATTTATCTTCTACCTGATAATCAAGCAGAAACATTCGGTTTGGTCCAAACTTACCTATGACTTCTGCGGGTCTAGTTTTAAATTTTTTGTATACACTCCACTGCGTTACAAAATACCAGTAATTACTCGCAGCTCTCGAAAATGATATTTCCTTAACCACCTCCCCATTTTGAAGATAATCATCTAATTGCACCCTCTCAATATTTCTAGTATCATCACTACTAAATCTATAGAGGTAAGCTGTATTTAAGCCTGTTAAATCATCTATAGCATATGTTACCACATAAAGGACCCTAAAATCCGGATCAAACTCCATAGCTCCAAAAGTCTCTTTGTTTAAATCTATAGACGAAATCTTATTAATAAAATTAAAATACACATCAAATATTTTAATTACCTTATTCCCAGAGTCATATACCGCTACTTCACTATCAGTACAAGCCAATTTAGTTGGTTGGTTAAACTTTGTCTGTCTTGTTGTCCCACCGTATCCTCCTACTTGATCAATATAATTTCTTCTATTACCTAGTAAAATATCTGTACTAAGACTTTTTGCTACACTCTCATTTGTAAACCCACGAATATCATATTTTATAACAACATTATTCTGCTTATCCGATAAAAATGCATATCTTTTATTTGATGCTATACCCGCCAATTCTCGGTAAGATAGTTCGTTTTCCTCATCTGTTTCATATCCTGTAGATTGCTCAATAATTTGTAATGTATCATTACTACCGGTCATTGAGATAAATTTACTATCTGTTATAGCAAAGAGCGCGAAGTTATCTGCCGTGTTTTGAGCTACCTGTGATGAAACTTCTATAATATTACCAATTGAGCTTAAGCTATTTGATTCAGAGAATGGTATAGTATTAACAAATTCACTACTCTGAATACTATCAGACTTAAATATGGTGAAATTATCATCGCTAATACCAGATAACCCTGCAAATGTAATTGTATTTGTATACGGTAAATTATTTGCAGCAATAGAGAGCCTAGAGAAGGTGTAAGTATTGTTTTCACGAAGGTTATCTAATTTAAATTTTAGCAGATCGTAATTAAAATTATCGTTTATACTGAATATACACTCATCCAATGTTTTTGGTAGCTGTAGATCTAGATCACCAACAACCCTATCCTTAAAAAAGGCAGACATTATTAGATCTGTATTATATGTATTTTTAGCTGTTAGTAGGCTGCCAGTTACCACATCCCTCGCTTCACCTATATTAACATCAACTGTAAAATACCCAACGAAATCAGCTCCAGTTAGAGTAAACATATCACCGGAGGTGTACGTTCTTTTATATGCGGTATAGTCAATCATGAGTAGTCCTTAAATTGAATTTCATTTATCTTAATGCCAACAGGTAGTATATCCTTAGATTCATTTAAGATATTTGCCTTTATTTGCGATCTTATCACCTCATCAGTTATATTTAGGTTTTTAACCACTATATCGATATTTTGACTAGAGTTATATCTACCAAGTTTAAAGAATCTCTCTATTTGTATCTTATTATTTCTTTGACTGCTGGGTATAGAAAGTACGAGATCATCTATCTGCTTATTTTGTAAGTATAGAGCATGAATGGTGTTAGTATCAACAGCTTTATCAAACACTGTAATATTTTTTAGTTCTAAATCCTTTATATAGTAATAACCAGGCTGTCTTATATATGTTGAAAGATCCAAACCATTTTGAAATCCTGTAGAACCTATATATAATTCATCAGTGAATATATCTTGTATTTGATACTTACCTGCAGGTAAGGTCATATTTTCATACAATCTACCATTAATATACAGTGTTGAGTTACCTTGCAAACTATCAAACCTATATGTGAATGTATGATATCCAGCGTCAATTGTAGTAGTATCAAATGATATTGTTTGAGTTAAACTATCTTCTCGATCTAGGTAATTCTGTAATGTGAGTTTGAAATCAATTGACATACTATCATACAATCGATTAATATTGTTATAATTCGTTAGTGGTATATTATAGGTGTTTTTAGTCTTAACTGCCGCCGTGTCTAGTCTAGTAGCTACTTTACCTCTAGTGAGATATAGCTGATTATTAATACCTGCGCATAAATACACAGGATATTGCACTTTTGATCCATTAATATATTCATTGACAAAATCAATTGAAATTATACTACCACCAGAAAGTGGTAAAAGTAGCTCATCCCCCTCTACTGTATCAAAATTAGCTGAGAGCTGAAACACTCCATTGGTGTTATACTCATACATTGTATTTTCTGTCGCGATGTATATAATATTATCCTTAACATTAATATCTGTAATTGGTGTGGCTGATTTAAGAAATGCCTGAGGTTGAGACCTCAAATCATGTTTAACAACATAGTTACTAACTGTATAAAATATAGTTTCATTGTTTTCCCACCTTAAATTGGTACCAGGTAATTTAAAAAGCGTATCATTTACCTCTACAATATTTTCATAGATTGAAAACTCATTTTTATAAACATCAAACTCAGCAGCAGTCAAGGGTGTAGATTCTAAATTATTGACGTTGAGTTTATTAACCTCACCAGTAGATGATATAAAGCTAATACTATCTGTCTCTTGATAGCTGCCGAGATAATCAGTAATCCTAGAATTACACTCTAATCTAACCTTATTACCCTGTGGGGTAACTTTATAGAATAAATTACCGCTAGTTGCTATAGTGTAATCTTCCAGTGCACCCCGTTTGTATATATCTTTAATGTTTGTCTTGAAGTTAACTTTATTAAGAAGTACAAATTTGGAATTGTATATATACAGCACATTACCACTAACGACATGTATAAATGGTGTGACTGTTTGATCCTGAAAAACACCAAACCCTTGGTTAGTGTTGTTACCTAAAATCTGAAACCCATATTGTTTATTTGGATCTAGATAAGTATCAAAAGAAATAGTAAATGATTTGCTATTATTAATTTTTTCATACACACTCAGCTTAGAAAATATTGTACCATTATAATACAGACTATTTGAATTATACGGAATGCATGTATTTTCAGTCTCTCCTCGTAAGATACGTGAAGAGAAATAATCTGTAAAGGAAGATACGATAGGAGATTGAGTGCTTATTATATCTTTGATACTATCAAGTCCTACCCTCTCATATCGTAGCGAAATGTTTGGCACTATAGCAAGATCACTTTTTTTATCAAAGAATTTTCCTCTAACCAGTTTAGTATTTGGTATAGCAATTGCGGTCGCGTCCACACTATCATAAAATGATGGTGTGTATCTTGGTATACTTGATAATGCTTGTATTTTAGTAAGTTTATCAGGGTAATAATATCTATCAACCCACACTCCATCACTATTAATATTATCAGCTGATAGCCAGGTGCATAAGTACCTACCATTCTGATATATACCACTAGTAGTTCTTTTAGTGTATACTTTATCCGCTAGCAGTGGTGATGGTCCTGCAAAACTGCCGTTTTGTGAAAAGGTAGTATCATTAATATTCAACCTGCTATATGGGTATATAGCAGAAGGTGCGTTAAAGTAAGTATCTGAACCATTTTTAATAAACACATCTTTATCATAAAATGTATAGTTGAGATTTATTTTTTCAGAACCCCTCTCTTGCTCAGCGCCAGTGTAGAATGTATTATATGTCCTATAATCATAGCTACCAATACCGCCTGGGGTTTTGAGCATATTACTACCTCGTTTAATAAAATTGAATTCTGATCTATAGGTATCTGTAGTAAAGTAATTTAGTGGAAAGCTAGCTGAGGATATTGTGTTATAATTTGTCTGAAACACATACTGGCCTACATCATCAAATGAGCTATTAAGTGTATCAATTTTAAGGCTGTTGAGTTTTTCTGATTTATAGCTTACAAAACTGTTATTGAGAGATAGTTTAGATTTTTCTAATGAGTAATCTATATGAATTAAATTATTCAGTGACCTGTTGAGCCCACCCGTTTGCATCTCTGTAAATACAACAGTGTTACCACTTAATGTTAGTATATTAAGACTATTGTTTACAAATTTATATATCTGTAAATAACCATCACTATCAATAGAGTACCTAAATACATCATTGTTTTCTGCTGTAACATCGTCTACATCACTTATATAGTTGTAGAAAATAACACCGTTTGTGTCTGGATTATAATTTAAAAAATAATCCCGCTTACCACTATTATGCTTAATTCGAGCATACTTATTATTAAGCATCTCTAACTCAAAATAGAAGTTGTTTATATGACCGTTTAAGTCGTTAAAGGTCTTAAGACCTACCTGCTTCTGCTCATCAGTGGCAGATAGGCTGTTTGATGAGAATATGTATAGATAGGCAGGGTCTAGACCAGTTCCCCGTTTAAAGTATAATTTAGAAGTTAAGGTTGTAGCTGGAAGTTGAGATAAGGTGGATAATTGTATGAAGTTTGTTAAGTTATCCTTATTTGTTAGATATAAATTTGAATAATTATTTATCCTTACATCCCTAGCACCAGAAAGTGCAGTGATATTATTAATATAAAATTCTTGCTCGAGTGGAGATCTTTGTTGATTTATCTGAACAAACTTATCAGCAAAATTCGCAGTAGGGAATGCAACTGAGCTTACTGATCTGTTATATGTACTTGACACTACCTTTATTTAATTGCAAACTTGGAGTTAAAACTTAATTTCTCTCCAATAGTGTAATGTATGTTTGCTTATTATACTTACTTTGAAAGTTAGCAACAGTATTTGATGTTAAGTGATGAACCTGTGTATTTATAATTGATAGTTGCTTAATATTATCATAATATGACTCATGTACCAATTTAATGGGTTGATAGACATGTGCAGAATATCCATTACTAAAAAATATTAAGAATTGAGCTGTGAGATTTGTAAAAAATGAGCTACTATTTGGGGTATATGTATGGTTACGTGTAGAGAGTATTGTACCACCCAGCTTCCCATATAACATTTCTGTAAATATGGAATTCTCTTTATAATCATATACCAACTCTTTAGAGTAATACTCTGTTTTTGAACCATCGCCCCAGTCTAAATCTAGATCTAAAGCTGATACTACAGTCTCCTGAATACCAGTAAGTATAAATTGAATGGTGTATGTGCCCTTAGCTATAATTTCATCAAGCACTAGTGATGTATCTTCAGTTATAGATGTTAAACTTGTGTAAGATGTTATCATATAGTTAAGTTAAAATTAGTATTATCAATTGTATATGAACTATATCTAGATGACACTGTTGCAAATTGTGTTGATTGTCCAAATGTTGTAGATCTAACACAACTTTCTAATGTGTTATACTTATATATACTCTTAAGAGCCATTCCACAATTATTTAGCTCAAACTCAGCATCATATATATGAGTTAGTTCGTTTAAATCGTTAACAATATAGGTAAGCTTAAACACATTATTTAATTTATTGTATGTTAAAAATGGTGTCTGTATTTTTTCAGCCGCAAAATTATTATTTATAGTACCAGATAAGCTAGTTCGGAATGAGCTCAATGTTTGTTCTGTAGATTGTAGTGGAAATAATTTGCTATAGTTACATGTATGTGTGTTATAAACATATATATTTGGGACAATATACCAGTAATTTTTTGCAACTGCTGATGCAGAAGTAAACGATGTTGAAATCGTCTCAAATATAGTAAAATATATACTATCTGTACCTTCTATATAAAATCTATTTGAAAACTGATTTGTTTTAACAGCACTATTAATAGAAAACAGTGTATTTTTAGTATTGGGTATCTCAAATACTCCATTGGTGTATGCTATTTTATCAATAGCTAAATTATTTGGTGTTTGCAACACTATACAATCATTAATAACATCAAAATCAACAGTGTTATTGTATATATCATTCTGTACCGCGGTACTATACTTAGATAGTATGTTTGAAAGAGCGGCTGAGATAGGTAGAGATTGTGAATATCTCTGATTTTTGATATATATCTTACCTGTCAATCTCTTTTTATCTTCATTGGTTAACACTACACTCTCTGAGGTGAGCGAAGATAAGACAGTTAGTGAATCATCACTAACATCATCAAGATATATGTAATCATCTGCATAGTTAAAGGAATTCTTTAATGATATATCATCAGTAAAATACCCACCATTATAATACTTGTATTGATCACCAGCTGATAGGTAATATTTAATATCTGTTGCGAAATTAAATTCATAATTATTACCACCAAGCTCGAACAGATCATCCTCGGTAGCAATATTTGAGAGTGGGGATTGCTCTGTTCCAATCGAGTCTAAGATTGGAAATGTCCCTTCAGCTAGAATAGTATAATAATAGTTGAGGGGGCCAGGCCAATTTGGATCAAACCCAGATAAGGGTTCCGGTAGTAACGTGTTATCTAAAAAGGCAAATGCCCCACCATCCCTCCATATAGGGTTAATGCTTCTAGTTCTTTGAATTAATTCTTGATATGGTGTAAACTCCCTAAAATACATGTAGAGATCAGGATCTACAGTGGTAAAGCCATCTGTGTAAGATGATAGTCCTGATCTTATAGAACCATTTAATGAACCTGTGAGTGAGTAGTTAAAATTGTGTCCTTCGATATCATCAAAAAACTCATAACCATCTAATAACAGGTTTAGTACAGTATTATTTGTTTTCTCCTCTAAAGGTTTTAGAGGTTGGGCTTTAAATAATGCATACTCATTACCATATGGATCAAACTGGTATTTGTCTATTATACCCTCTTCATACAAATCTGTAAAATTTAAATTGTAACTTAGCTCATTTAAAATTGATAACTCATCAGAGTCCCGCTCTTTAGTGTTATATGGCTCAAAAGTTGTTGTTTTGTGAGTAATATAGGGGTCACCTGATGCTATACCACTAGATGCATTTCGAATATTCTTTCTATTATCAATCTTAAATGTAACTGGATAAGCACTTTGCGGATTAACCGTAACATTACCATACAATTCCGGGTCTGGAAAAATATAAACTTTATTATTTTCTAGATCCTCTACATTAATTGTATATGTATAATTATCTGCATTTAGCTTGAAGAGCCCTATATTATCAGGTTCGAAAAATATACCAACATCTCGCAATAAGCGTATTTCATTACTTTCTACAGTTGCTGTATCTGCAGTTTGTAGGTTTAATAGGTTATTTGTAGGTGTATCTGCTTGTATTAGTAATCCAGAGGTAGGTGGGAATGATGTGGTATCTATATAATAGATGTCAGTACCGATATATTTCTCTAGTAACCTTCTCTTAAGAGCATATATTTTTGATTGACTGCACCCATCTATAGTGTTGTTGTTAATGAGTGTATTAAGTGGATTCTCCGGATTACATATTGGGTCAAATGTATTAATTGTTAGTTTGGGCGGGTTAATACTAAATGATCTTATACTTTCTAGAAAGCTAGTAGATGTTAAAGCATCTATTGCATCCGGGTCTAAAAAATATTTTGATTCAATATCATTAATATTACTATCATATATCTCTTCGCGAAGACCATCATCTGTTGTTGTTCTCGGTAAATCAAAATAGTTGCTATATACATCAATATATTCTTCTATATCTATATTAAAATTTGCAGCAATTGTATCTACATCATATGTCTTAGAATGTAATGTATCTTCCGCGGTAATTACAAAGTTATATATGTTGTCAAAAATTGCTTTCTCTACACCAGTTTTACTACCTTTAATTTTATTACGCTCAATTACATATTTGCTTTCATCCCGCTTCTTTTTATAAAACAGAGCTATATCTTTTAGTTTGTTTGCAAAAAAAGGAATCGCGATGTCTAAATCAGCAGGGTCGTTAAAGTTAATTTTCTGTAAGAATCGTTTTTCGCTCTCAGTAGTATAATTAACTACTATTTCTTGAATAAACTCCTTATAATAGTTTTTAAATTGCGTGAGTTGCTCTGCCTTAGATCCGCCCTGTTTTGAATACCAGAGTTTTAAATATTTGTTATAGAAGGAGCTATATTCCTCTGGAGTATAGTCAACACGTGTATATGTAATGAAATCGAGAAATGATAGTGGTGCAATACTATCTCGAATATCATCTTGAGGTGTTGAGTTAATAATAGAAAACCCAACCTCAACCGTTTTATAATTTTCACCTGCCATTGTTATTATTTATTTAAAATAATTCTAACCCATCATATAAAGCATTAGCTAATATGTTTGATACAATACCGTTGTCTTTTGACCAATCATTGTAAGAAGTTAAATTACGTGTTAGTGTGTTGTTAGGATCATTAAAGTTGATAACAGAATCTACTACCAAACGATCACTAGAAGCCATTTCATAAAAATTATATATATCAAATATGTCTTTACCACCACCAGATAGTAATGGCCAGCCCCAAGTTTCATTATAATCACTTAGTATATAGTAGTCTGTGCTAAGGTCAGTTCTAATGGTTGGAGGATTTGAAGCACTAAGGGGCAAATATGTGTTAATCTGAATATACTTACCGCTATATTTTTCGAACGCTACTATATTGTTGCCTGGTACAGCACTAGAATTGAGAGTTAGTGTACTACCCAAATTTGTACCGTAGTATTCATTATTTGCATATCCAAATGTTAAATAATTTTCTTGATTTATATTATACTCACCAAACAAGCGAGATTTACTAATTGAGAGTAGATCAATTAACCTAGACAGTTTTGATGGTATAGAGAATTTATTTAAAGATGCTACATCTAGACTTTTTAAGATTGCTGATAGTTGATCAATATTAGCATAGTCAATTATTGTATTATTATTTTGAAAGTTTTTAATCTTCTCATATGTGCTCTTACCAATACTATCTTGAGCAGAACTCAAATCACCAAATATTGAACCAATAAAATCATTCATTAATATAGTGGTATCAGTAAAGAGTGGTTGTATAGCAACATCTTTAAAAACATCTGTAAAATCAATATCTTCCCCTTGCTTGGCTATAATATAATAGCTACTAGGATATACTGTAAATGTGTTACTAGTACCGGTGATCATGTTACTATCATATAAATAGTTTGCTGACAAATACACATTTTCAAGGGTTGCTGTATTTGTTGTTGTGAATGTACCTTTATAAAATCCTCCTATGTCTAGATCGGCTAGATCTAAAAAATTGGATGTGAAAACGGTATTATAATTTGTGGTACCATCTGTTAGCACAATATTTAGCGGTGAGCTAGGAACTGCACTTAGAAGCGGCATGTTTTTCTGAGTAAAATACTCACTATCTTTAACTCTCACCACAAATGCAATTTTAGTGTTTGCAAATTTGGTATCATTTATATTAAAGATGTTAAGTTGTGATCCTTCACCATCTACACCATTAGATGAGAATACCAAGCTATCATATGATGTATTTTCTACAATATTTGCAGATATACCATAGGTAGTGGTGTTAGCAGATTCAAATATACTACTCTCTTCAAAACCAAATAATAGATTATATTGTCCAGTTACATCACTCTTAAAATATGTGGTTGCCAAGCCTGATATTCCGGCAAAAACAGCACCTGAGGCAGTTGCAGAGGTGTGAACTAATTCTTTTGAATCTGTTAATTTAACATATATATCTGTATCTACGGTCGTGATAGTATCCACTTGTATAGGCTCAATAATACCATTTGTTGTTAAGTATTGGAAAAAAGTAAAGTTGGGGTATACGTGCCCGTATGTCTTACCCGCTAACCCCTGGGCAAAGTAACCGTAGTTGTAATCATTACCACTAGATATATAGGGAGTAATGGTGGGCGATGTACCTGTTGATGTAGTTCTCGCCGAGTTATATCGCTCAATAGTTATTGGGTTCTTGAGTTGACCTGTTTTATGATTTATATCTGCATTTGATGAAATTTGAAGCTTATCTTCCACGTAATCAAATATATCAATATTGGTAGAAAATATATTATGATAACTAATACCATCACCATCATATAGATAACATGTTACTTTGTATTGACCTGGTTTAGAGTACGCATGTGTAGCTGAGATTTGCTTTGATATGGTACCATCTCCAAAATCCCACCTCAGAGTTTTATTTGAAATAAACTTCTCAATACCATCATTTAAGACAGGTTTAAAATAGAGTGGTGTGATAGGTAACGCGTAGCTGCTATAGGCTTGCGTGCCAGTATAATTCTCTACATAGAAAAAGTTATATAATAAACTAAAATCACCAGAGTTATCTAATTGTATAGCATTGAGTGCCATATATTAATATTTAATATTACAATCTCTGAATGGTAATTTTATTGGCTATATTTGTAATCTCGTAGAAATAAGCAAACTCAAAATCATTTAATTTGTAGTTTCTATTAACAACTATATTATCTTCGCGCCGATAGCTAGGATTCCACACGACAAAGCTTAAATTCGATACTGACACATTTCCATTGACTGTCTCTATACCTGTAATGCCATCAATCGCAAAAATATCTTGTGCGATACTAGATGTATCAACAACATCACCTAGCTCCACATTTGCAAAATATTTTTTAAATATATTCGATATAGATGTTTTAATAGTATAATCATTACTAGCAGTATTAGTATCGATAATTATCTTAAGATACGAGTTATTAATAATATTATCAACATTATCAGCTGCTAATGAACTAGTAACACCAAAACTAAAAGCCTTAAATATTGGGTCCGACATCACAACATTATGTGTAATATCCTTCTTATCATGACAAAAATCCGCTATCAGTTGTTTTTGCGACGGGTTTAAAAAGTTCGGTAATTGACCATTAATAATGGGTTGATTTGCTGGTAATGTGTATACATACACATTATTAAAATTAGTTGATGTTGAAAAATCAACCTGACTAGTTAATATCCTACCATTATCATTTGGTGTCTGTAACCCTATCCGCTTATAGTATGATAGGACCTTGCTAGTATAATCATCATTTGATATAACCTTTACTTTTTTTGTTATATTATTAAAATGTCTATTAATTTGAGCTGTATAGTCATTAATGGTTACTAACCGATTTTGAGTAGAGAATATCTTAGGCGCATTTAGTCTAATATTATCAACAGTCTCAGCTTTTTTAATCGGAGTCGATCCAAAGTTGTTATCAACTAATAAATCACTAAGCTGTTCTGGACCTACCAACCTGGTATTGCTATCATATATATAATTTTTTATCGCGTTAAATACTGGTGAGGTATAAAGGTTGAACTTCTGGTCTCTAAGTATATTTTTACCAACAACACCCAACTGATTATCAGATACCATATAAAAAATAACTATATTTTGGCCGGTTGCTAATTGTTTACCGTTATTACCATTACCAAATTTAAACTCGTAATTACCACTTGAGTTAAACTGCTTTTCGTAATAATTGCATCCTGTATCTACGAGAAATAGTGATGTTGTCTCGATCCATTCTTCCCATGCCCCTGTATCAGCATGTTGTGTATATATACGAAATGCATTATCTGATATAAATTTACGATCATCAATATTGCTAACACTCTCAACAACTTGTTGTGAGGTATATCGATCAATGAGGGTTAATATCTCATATGGTTCACCGCTAGCAGTAAATGTTGCTTCTTTAAGTGTGCCTTCAAACAAAATATCAGTATCAATTGATACTGCTTCAGTAGTGGCTACCGTCTTTTGAAAAATAATATCGTCTAAAACATAGTAGTTGACACCTGCCACCGGAACATATGAAAACCTAGGTAGGGTGTATAGCTCTTGCGATAAGTTTGCTGCAGATAGGCTAAAGTTAATTATTGACGTTTGATCACCTAGAGGCTTGTAACCAATATTTGACACAAGCTTGTTCATATTTTCATACAATGTAGCGGTGGTAAATGTTGATTCGTTTGAGGTGGTGTTTAGATAAAACAGCAAAACATGATACATGTACGCAACTACATCAATAAAGGCACTAAAATTAGATCCCTCGAAGTTTTGATCTGTAAATGTACCGTTTTCATTTAATCTTTCGATTATCAGGCTTTTGAGCGACTCCGCATCAAAGCTAAGATAGGCATTTTTCGGTAATTTATAATCTGTTAAATTTTCTAAACTCATAGTGAACCTGCTATCTATATTTATGCCGGAAGTTACTGATTGCCGATAAGGATAGTCTAAAGCATAACCATCTTTATATTAGCTCCTAGCTAAACAACAACATACCCTTCTTTATTTAGCGTGGCGTTGAACGATAAATTGTAAATATCTAGTGTTGGTATAGAATACTCTATTTCTATTATATACGTATTATCGTCAGGACTACCTTCAATTAAAACTGATTTTAGTGTTATTCTAGGCTCCTGCTTTCCTAAATTTTCATATATAGCAACAGCGATAAAATATGCCGTTGTTTGTGTTATCGACTCAAATAAATAGCTTCGAAGATCTAGCCCAAATAGGGGATTTAATAGTTTTTGTCCGGGAGTGGTTGTTAAAATATTTTTAACAGAGTTAATTACCGCACGACCATCTTGTAACTCGTTTAAATCTCTAGGCTCTTGTGTTGAATATAGTTCAGGTCTATTAAATTTAGATAAGTTTAAATCAAATTTAATATCCTTATATAGATATCCCTGCTCTAGAGTTTTTTTCTCTAAAGTGTTTTGCTCGATATTGTCTAATCTTATTGCCATTAACTTTGTACCCTTCCATAGTAGTTTTTATAACGTGTATGTGGCATATGTATATTTAGTCTGTATACTATATGAATGGAAATAAAAGCGCATAGAACGGAAGAGGTGATGGTCACAGTTAAGCCGACAAATGTAATTAAATCCCTACAAATAGAATTCTTTAAAGCGATCAATATCTCATCAGATTCTACTATTGTGGATGGTAGTTGGGTTGTAGAAGAGAGTATCCACCCATCTGGAAATTGGACACGTGATGTTACAAGTCGTGATGCTACTTCAAATGAGCAGAATATATACAAAAGTTTAAAACAGTTAGAACAAAATTGGTTGAAGCTGTAAAATATGTAATAAATGCTATATAATTTTTTATTATTGTATAAATAATTGTATGGCTAAAAAGAAAAGATTTTTACCTCTACTCGAATCCTACATGCGTAGATACGAACGTGGAGGTTTTTTAGTAGGTGATATTTTTAAATTTAATGGAAACTTTAAATCGAGTGATGATTATAAGCAGTTAGGTCAAAATGTTAAGGATCTAATTGATCAAATAAATGACTCAGGATTACATATACATGTAGTTAATATTAGGGATGAGAATCCACAACGCTACCCAGCTGGTGATGACGGTGCGTTACTACCGATATTAGATATTGCGTTAAGCACTAGTGGTGGGCGTACATCTCACCATGTATCAATCCCCTGTAGCTTAGGTACACCTATTAGCTATGCTCCTAACCTACCCCCTATCCCCGACTCTCTAAGACGTAAAGATAAAGTTAATATCAAGCCTGAGGAGTTAGAGCAGGATGAAGAGAATTTAGCAAATAAGACAGATAAGGGTGATGGTGTATTGTCTCAGTCGAGAATATCTTTACCTACTACAAACAGTAGTATACCGTCTGATCCAGCTACACCATCAGCTGATGTACATTCGTACACTAAGGACTATTTGACTGGTCTATAGAGCTTTCTCTAGATTAATCCAACAGGCAAAGGCGTTAATTTCTTTGTCTAAGACATGCGCAGACTTATATAAATGGTCCGCGATGATCGCGATCATCTCCTTCTTCTTAAGATCAGCTATATCTTGTATATAAATGTGATTTAGGAAGTGAGTTAACAGCGTGTCGTAATCACCTTGAAACCTACCTTCATTTTCAATTAAGTGTTTTCTAAGACTAAGTGTATCGGTTAACTTAGATAGAATTGTGTCAAGTAGTTCAGTATCTGCTGAACAGGTATCGATACATAACTCACCATCAATTACACTTTTCTGTAATTCGTTTATAGTTTTTCTAAGATCGGGGAAATATACCTTAACTAACTGAACAAATTTCTTCTTCTGCTCATCACTAATAATGACATTCTCTTGCTGAAGTATGTTATAGCATCGCTTAACAGCGTTTTCAATAGCCGGTTTAAGTTCTAGAGATTGACATCTAGATTGAAGAGCTGGAATTATTTTATGCTTGTAATTTGCGGTTAATATAAACCTACAATACTTAGCAAATGATTCCATAGTGTTCCGTAGCGCTTGCTGGGCTTGTGAGGTTAGACCATCTGCTTCATCTAAAATAATTACTTTAACCTTACCATCAAATGATTTGGTCTGCGCAAAATTTGTTATTTTATAACGAATAGTATCGATACCAGATTCATCAGATGCATTAAGATACATGTAATTGCATTTGAGAATATCATTTACGATAACTCGAGCAGTAGTTGTCTTACCTGTACCGGGCGCCCCGGTAAACAATAAGTTAGGAATCTCGCCTTTTATATTACGCAATACCCTAGACGACTGATCATCTAAAACTAATTCATCTAGATTTGTCGGGCGGTAAGCTTCACACCAAATCCCCTTAAAGTCTAATTTATTAATTTTATTATCCATTGTATATTATATCGAAATTATCGTTTATGTTCCTTTAAATTTAATTAGTTACCTGAAGAACCAAACCCCTTATCGCCCCTCTCACTATCGCTGATATCACCCTCAATGCAGATCACCGGGTGATTCTGATAAACCACGAACTGCGCAATTCGATCTCCAGCTGTTATTTGATAATCCGTGTCTGTTAAATTGTATAACTTTACACCTGCATCAGAACGATAACCTTCATCGATAATACCTGGGTGTGGTAAAATACCATGTTTAAAGCCAAGCCCCGAACGGCCTTCAATCTTAACCCAAAAGCCGGGTTCGATATATGCAAATTTTAGCCCAACATCAACTACAGCTGATCCTCGAGCAGGAATTGTAATATCAACGACTGATGTTACATCCAACCCTGTATCATTACTATGGTTTTTTGTTGGAATTACAGCTTTATCGGTTGTCTTTTTAAATTTAATTACCATATGCTATATTATATGATATATTGCCAAAAAATCAATAATAAGATTAAATATATGTATGGCTAGTGAAATTGATACTGCGGTAAATGATATTATCACACAAATCAAGGATCATAAGAACGCTGCGAATACATCAACAACAGTAGATTCTATACCAGATATTAATAACTTGGAAGAATTTATTATACAAAAGACTAGCACGCTTATTAATAGATCAGTTGATATGGTAGAAGATGTTAAAGATTATATATCCTCAGCGCCAGAAAATAGGGATGTTGCATCGTTGGCCGAGCTTATAAGAGCTTCATCATCAGCTATTGACACACTATCAAAAATTCATACTTCAAGAGAACAAAATAAAAATAGAATAGA